CGGAGAGAACACCGGATCGCCGCGCCAGTCGCTGTTGCTCAAAGTGTGCGCGATGTGACGTGGCAACACCGACAGCTTGTTACCAGCCTCCTGCAACGGGTGCTCATAGTAACCGTAGACGTCCTTCATGATGCCCGGCATCAACATCCGCTCAGGCAGACCGCTGCGACTGTCGATGCCACCCGTGCGCGGCGCCGCCAGATCCTGCATGTCCTTGGGATACTCGCCGGTCTTCAAGTGCTGATAAACCGCTGACATGACCGCCCAGTTGAGCGCCATGCCTACCACGTAGTCGGTCTTGGGCGACCAGCCAGCACCGTGCCCTGGGCGCATCACGCCGCGCGCTGCGTCGCGAACGCCGCCACCGAGCTCGCGCCAGCCGCCCATCGACCACGAGTAGGACAGCATCCCGAGCTGTGCCGACTGCTTGGCAAATTTGTTCCAGAAGATGTTGTCCTGGATCATCTCGCCGAAGCGGTTGTCGATACTGTCGACGATCTTGCGTGCGGCGGCCAGCTTCTCAGCTTGCGTAGCACCAGGGTTGGCCTTGATCCACTGCGCCATGTTTTCCATGGCGGCGCCGTTCTTTATCAGCGGAATGTAGTGCTGGAAGATCGGCTGGTTGAGCGTGTCCATGATACGGCCGATATGCGAGGCCGCTTCCTTGAACGGTCCCGCGCTCGACCCGCGCGCCCGCGCCCAGGAGTCGATCATCTGCGCCTTGAGTTGCGCCCGCTTGAACGCGACGTAGTAGGAGCCGAGTGCCGACGACTGGTAATCAAGTGCGTGCGTCGAGCCCACCATACGACCGCCTGCTTGCGTGATAAGGTCGACGAGCTCCTGGTCCTGCGCGGTGCCCGCCGTCTTACCAAGATAAATGTCGCGCGCCTTACGTCCCTTGAGCGCGTAGGTCACAGGCGAGAACGGATACTTCACCAACTCATTAAGTCCTTCCGCGATGCGCCCACCACGGAATGCGCCAACCACCTTGGCCAGTTGCGAGGACAACGAGGCTTCCGCGATCGTGAAGGCGTGATAGCCGGACAGGCTCAGCAGCATCTGCGTCGTGGTGTTAGCGCCGTGGCGCAGCACATCGTAGACACGGCCATACTCGCCGCCTCCGATGTCGTGGAAGCCCTTGCTGATGAAGTTGTTGTAGACACGCGCAAAGTCTTCCGGCGCGTGCGCCACGGCGCCCGTCGTATCCGTTGCACCACGCCCCTCGATCCGCACCCAACCAGGCGGCACGCCCTGGTAACTGTCGGGATGGCCCGAGGCGCCCATGGTGCGTGGCCGGAAATACTTCACTAGTCCGGCTTCCTTGGCTCTATGCAGCACCTCGGTCGCCGCAATGAACTTGTCCATGCTGGTGACGTAGCGCAACGCCGCCTCGATCGGATCGGTAGTCACGGGCGTCAGGCCGCGGCGGATGCCTTCTTCTATCGTTGGAACGCTGCGAGCTTTTAGGGAAGCGCCGCTACCCTGCTTGATCGGGCCGCCCATGGACGGCAGGGCTTGCCGCGCCGCGTTGGGATCGGTCCAGAAGTGTGGGAAGTAGTCGTCCACGAACCTCGCCTGCGACGTCGGCGGTAAGGACTGAAGCTTGGCCTTGCGTGCCTCGAACGCCTTACGCAGCACGTCGGCCAGCTGTTGAAGCTGCGGCTGCACGGGCGCCGCGTGCGTGCCCTCGATGTAGCCCATGAAATGCAGGCGATCGGCGTCCGGCAGCTGGCTGATGATCTTGCGATAAGGCTCGACGTTGGCGATGACCTGCTCGGTGTCGCGCGCCGCGCGTCCACTGCCCGAGCGCAGCAGACTTGCAGCCTCAACTGCCTCGGCCGACATGGTGTCGGGGGAAAACACACGCTGCAAGGTCTTGGGCGTCTTGGCCATACCGATCACCGGCAACGCGAGACCCAGCGTGAAGTCGGTATACTCTTTTGGGAGGCCCGTCACGTTCTCGATCGGCTGGCCGGCGATCGACTCCAGGGCGGCATTGATGGGCGAGAGCGTGTAGTTGAGCGCGCCGAGCGCAGTGTTGGCGATGGCCTTGATCGGCTTCATCTTACCGCCCTGGCCAAACTCCTCAATGCCCTCGCCAAACTGGTTCTGCGCTTCCTGCCGCAAGCGAGTGTAGGTCGACGGGTAGTTGGTAATGGGCTCGATCGCTTGGGCGAGCCAGCTCTTGTCCTGCTGCGGCGATGTAGCAGGCGCTTGTGCTGCGACCGTCCAGGGGTCGGCCTGTGGTGCAGGCGCCGGGGTCTGACTGACCACACCCCAGTCGCCGGCAGGAGCAGCTTTGGGTACGCGATACTCGAAGCCTTCCGGCTCGACGCGCTGGACGTCCCATGCCTCGGCCATCACTGCACCTGTTTAGGCTGGCCGTTCTCGATCGTCCACTTCTGCCCATTGGCGAACGTGGTGACGTGCCCTTCCTTGAGCTGCTGTAGTGCCTGCGGAGGGAGTGGAGCGGGCACTGTCGCCGAAACGCCACCGCCTATGATGGTCTCGCCCGGCTGGCCGACCATACTGCCCTTCGGTTCGGCCTCAGCAGCCGGCTTCCTCATGCCCTGGATGGCCTTCAGGCTCTCGTCGCGCACCTTGTTGGCCTCGGCCTCGATCGCATTCTTCTGCGCCTTGGTCATGTTGGTGGCGTTGGCGTTGATGATCTCGGTGGCGCGGTTATGCTGCGCTGCAATAACGGCGCGCAGCTGCGCCAAGTCGGCGGAACGATCGCCGGACTGGATCTTGCGCTCGATCTCCTGCTTTTTCAGCTCGAAATTCTTGTACGCCTGGTCCTGGCTAAAAATCTGCCGGTCCAGCAAGCGGTTCTCGCGCTGCGCAGCCTGATCCAGCCGGCGCTCGCCCTGACCGAGTCGTCGCTCGCCTTGCTCGATCCGCTGATTGCCCTGCGTGGTCTTACGCTCGCTTTCGCCGCGCAGAATATCCGTGCGTTCCTCGCCTGTGTCGAGACGTCGGTTGCCTTGCTCGGTCTTGCGCTCCTCGCCCTGCTGGAAACGGGCGTTGCGGCCCATCTCCATATCGCGGCGCATCTCAATCCCCATTTTTGCTAGCTGAAGCTTGCCGTCTGCGTTGAGCAGCGGAACAGCCTGACGCAGCGCTGCGGCCATCGCCTGCGGCGGCAACCCCGGATTGGCCTGCTGAATCTTGCCGATAATCGTTTGCAGGTCGAACTGGGGTAAACCCCCCTGCGGCTGACCACCCTGCATCGGCGGGGAAGGTGCTGTGGGCTGCGGAAACGGTCCAGGCTGGCCCGTCATGAAGGGAAGCGTCGGCGGCCCTCCCATCGCACTGCCACCTTGCACCGGCGCGTTGGGCGCCCCGCCTAGGGGCATACCGCCCTCCATCGGCGGCGACGGCTGGCCGGGCATCGGCTCCTGCGCCATCGGCCCCAACGGATGCTGCATGGGCACGGATGGCTGGCCAGGCATCGGCGGTTGCGGACCTGGTCCGGATCCTGGCCCCATCGCCATGCGGTCGATCGACCCCTGAGGCATCGAGAACGCTTTGCCCAGCGCCTCCATGCCCATCATCTCGTAGGTCTGCGGCAGCTGGTCGATGTAGCCCCGACCCGCCGCGCTCAGTGCTCCAAGGAATGCCATGGGGTCACCAGCGGCTGAACGCGCCGGCGCCGCTCGCCAACGCCCGCGAACGCTCAGTAGCACGCACGTAGTCGACCGCCTTGAAGCCACCCACCTCGAACACGGCGTCCGGGCGCACCCGCTCGACCTCGTGCGCCATCAGGCCGATGCGCGGTTCCGGGTCGCCGCGGTAACGGTATTTGTAGAGCGGCTGACCATCGTAGAGCTCGCCCACGGGCTCGACGTCTTCCTTGAGCCGGATGTCGGAGAACGCCATCATAGCGTAGGGTGCCACCGTGCCGGCGATCTTGCCGATACCGCCCCACATATCCGACTGCTGCTTGCTGGCGAGCTCGGACTGCTTGAGCTGGTTAGCGAAGTTCTGGTTGGCCACCTGCCCGGCGTTGTTCCCCTGGCTGATGTAGTTGAGGTAGTCCTGGATAGACTGCTGCGGGATCTGCGACGCCATCTGGCCGAACTGGCCCAGGTTCTGAAGCGCCGTCTGCTGCCCGGTGCCCGCCGCCTTAAAGGCATTATAGGGCATCGCCGAACCCTGGGTGTACTGGATGGGCGCGGCGTTCTGCATTCCAGCCGCCTGCCCAAAAGCGTTGCCGGCACCCGACACCCCTTGCAACATCCGTTGCAGCTGCTGATTCTGCCAGTCGATATTAAAATCCGACATGGCCTTGTTCTCAACACCCGCCCCCCACGGGGTCATCGCGAGACCGCGGGCGCCGAGGCCGGCGCGAGTCTGGTCCTGAAGTTGCTGCTGGGTGCGGGCGTAGAGCGCGCCGCGCGGGTCGAACGCCGCGTTCAACGCCGCGCCGCCAGCGCCATAAAGCTCGTTACCGCCCTGGAACTGGTTGGTGGCTCCCTGCTGGGCCATTCCGCCGCCGTACATCGCCCCGGTAATCATCGGCGACGAGAACGGGTTGTTCACGAGGTTCTGCGTGATGTCGCCGTACTGGCCAAGCGTCTGCCCGGCCGTGTTAAAATTGCTCAGATTACCAATGCCGCCGAGCGCCCCGGAGGACGCCGACGCCATATCGTTCGGGTTCGCCGTCCACGGGTTAGGTCGCGGAATGCTGTTCGCAGGCCCTTCGAACAGGCCACCAAATAACGCCATGGCGCCTCACTCTCAGGCGCAGCGCGGCCCAATGGTCGCCGGCTGCTCGGCCGGCTTGCTGCGCGTTGGCTCGCTGTTCACCGACCCGGTTCCGCCGGTCAGTCCTGGCTTCATCGACTGATCGCCGTCCTTCGGTGACCGATCCTTCAGGCCGTCAAGCAGCCCGCTATTTTCCGCCATGGTGTGCTCCTTACGGTCGTGGTCGCTCGGACGGGGGGAACCCCGGCGCCACCGGCGTGCCGGTCACGGCAGTTGGCGTCACAGTGACTGCGGGCTTCTCAGGGGCTGGCTTTCCAGCCGCGGCTGCTTTCTCCTCCTCGGTGGCAAACTTGGACACCTTAGACGGGCTGGCAAGCAGCGCCTTGTCTTCCGCGACCTGCTTGGCTGCCGCCTCGGCCGCAGCCTTTTTCTCCTCGTCCGAGATCGCCGCTCCACCAACTGCCGCGGTCGCGTTCAGCCGCGCCTGCGCAGCTTTGCGCGCCGCCTGGTCGGCCTCGACTTCGGCGTCCACGGGCGTGACCTTGGTGACCGTGCCGTTGCGCTGGAAGTCCAGCCGCACGTAGTCGTTGCTCTCGACGTGCCCGACCAGGCAGCGCACGATGGCGGTGTCGGCAGGGTCGACGGCGAAGGTAACGACCGCGCCCGTGACCGGGTCGACAACCCGTTGTTCGGCTACCGAAAACATGGGCTAACCTCCTGATGTTACTTGATGCTCTCGACGATCATGCCGTTGGCGGTGATGTCGGACGCAGTCGCGGCAGTGCCCGTGCACTTGATGACGATGGCGCCGGACAACGTCTCGGCAGCGTCGGTCACGCCGGGCGACACGGCCGTGGTATCGACCACGCCGCGGCCCAGGAAGCCCTGCGTTGTTGCAGTGCGGCGCATCACGATGTAGTCGAGATACCAGCCCTTTGCGTTGGTCGCAGCGGTCGCCGTGGCGATCGACGTCCCACCAAAATAGAGCTTCATCGTCTTGTTGTTGGCGTTGGCGCCCGTAGTGCCCCAGCAGGTCACCCGCAGACTCTGACCGGCCGTCGCCAGGGTGCTCGACGGCAAGGTGTAGGTCTGAAGGGTCTGTTCGGCGGTGGTCGTACTGGGAAGGGCAACGGCGGCGGTTTGGGCGTTGTTGAGGCCGCCCACCCCGCTGTTGATCGACTGAATGACCTGATTGAGACAGCTCAGAAGCTGGCTCGCCTCGTTGCACCCCGAGGTGCCGGTGAGCAGCGAGAGGTTGGCCGAAGAAGCGATGGCCGCTGAGACGACGACGGCGGCAATGACGGACAGAGCCTTGGCAAACAGGTTCTTCATCGTCGATCTCCCATGCGGGGCTCGCCCGCCCTTCACGCAGTTGTTGAACTTTATCCTGCAAGTCCCTGAATTGCAACGCCCCTCAGTATTTGATGATCTTGTTCACCACCAGAACGCCATTGAGCACTGTTAGGGCCGTGCCCGAGCCACCGGACGCCACGGTGATGCCTGTCGTGTTGGATGTTGTGTTCTGCACCGAGGCATTGTGGGCCAGATTTGTGCCTGAAGCAGTGTTGTTACCGCCGGTCACGCTCACCGTGATGGCGTTTTGAGGGTGCATATGTCCTGGATCGGTGACGGGCAAACTATAGTTAGGGATATTTGCCTGCAAAATTGCGACCGTCCCGGCTGTATTGCCGCAAGCGGTCCCGAGCGTGTTTGACCCCGCGCACACCCCCGTGATGCGCCCCAGTCCATCCTTGCCGAGACTCATGCGGCCGTTCATGTCCGGCAGACTAAAATGCGTGCCGTCCGCCGCTCCGTAGGTCGTGCCGATGACCGCGAACAGCGTGGGGTAGTCCGTGCGCAGAAGTGACGAGCCATCCTGAAGCAACCAGCCGGCCGGCGCCGTCGTTGTGAACCAATCCATTCCAGCCCCAACGTAATAGGTCTGCCCGACCAGCTGAAACTGAGTGCCATCGTAAACCACCTCAACCAGCTGTCCGGCGACAATCTCGCCACCAACCGACGCCGAAGCACCAAGTTGAGTACGCCGAAACACGCTGATGGCGCCCTGCGAACTCACATTGAGCGTGGTTGCCGCCGTGTTGGAGAAGCCGGCGATGAACGTCACTCGCTTGCCCGCGGCCAGCGTGAAGTTGGTTGGCGACACGCTCGCCACCACCTGCGCGTTGCCGCTGCCAGTCGACGTCCCGCCCGCGTAGATGTAGGAACCGCCCTGCGCCGGGGTGAGCGGCGTGGAGAGTGCGGCGAGCGCCGTAATGTCGGAGTTGACTCCTGAAGCAGCGGCGCTGGTGAAACACGTCACCAGCGCGTTATAGTTGGCCATGACCTGCGTAGCGTCGGCGATCGTGTTGTTCTGAAGCGTGAATGGCAGCGTGCAGGTGATGCCCGCGCGCAGCACCGAGACTCCATAGCTTCCGAGCACACCCAGCGCGATCACGCCAGCAAGCAACCATTTTCTCATGATGCCACCTGTTGCAGATACCCAAGCTGCTCATAACGAAGATGCAGCCTACCGATCTTGAAGCCCGACACCGACTGCCCCGTCGCCGAGAGTGCCATGCGTCGGAACACGATAGGGATCGTCCACGGCAACTGCCGCGGAAACAGCGCGCCCGCTGCACCCTGCCACAGTGCCTGTCCCCAGGTGAAGGTGCCCCACACCGTCGCGGAACCAGTGAGTGAGACTGCCACGGTATCCAACACCGTTCCGTCCTGATCCAACGCACGGCAGGAGATTGCGCCTGAGCCGGCCACCAGCGCCATGTAAAGCGTCGTCTCCAGCATATTGTACTCGGCCATCTGGTCGGTGTCAGGCAGCATAGATGTCTGGTAGGCGAACGAGAGCTGGTTGCCGTTCTCGGTGTAGGTGCTGGTCCCCGACTGCACCGTGTCGCTCTGGAACAGCTTCGCCGTCACACCCAGCGGCGTCATGATGAAGCTGTTGTTGTAGGGCACGATCAACGATGCGGGAAAAGAGTGCGGGCCAGTCCACAGACCGCGCGCAAAGTCAAACCAATACTCCTGGTTGGGCGTGCCCACCGCGTTGCCATTCTGGCACGACACCCGCAGGATGTTGCCGCCCGCGGCAGCCACCATGCGCGACGGCGTGACGGCAAACGTGAACGGCACCGTGATGCCGCTGCCGGCAATACCAATCGGGTCGGACACCGTCGTGCTGAAGTCGATGATCCGTACGCCCTCGGGCGAGACAAACGCCAAGCCCTTCGGCGTCGAACACACCGAGTTGGGCGCCAGCGTCCCGGTCGGAACATTGAGCGCATTCTTCGCAAGGTTGCTCGTCGCCGCGTCGCCCGTGATTTGAAACATCCCCGACGTGCCCTTGAACACGATCAAGGACTGCGTAACCGCGCCGGTCAACTGCGTGTTGACACCGAGCGCGCCGAGCGCAGTCAGCGGCAGGTTGTCGTCGAACGTCAGCACCTGCGTACCGGCCGTCACATTGCGCGGCACCAGCACGTCGGAGAAGATAAGAGCAGGCTGACCAGCGGGAGGATTGACCGCCCAGTAAGCACGCCCGTTGAAATTCTTCACCGACGACGGCGCCGTGGTGGTGAACGTGATCGCGCCCGTGAGATTGCCCGCGTTCCACGTTGGCGCAGCGGGATCGGTGATGTCGAAGTAGCCGAAGTACGCACCTCCACTGCCGTTGTAGCCGGGATGCGTCACCAGAATATTGACCCCCACCAGGTCCATCGTCGGTGGCGTCCACGCCCCGATCGCCGATGGGCTGGTCGGACAAGTTGTGCCGTTGATCGTGCCACCGACTGCGGTAAACAGCCCGGTAATGAGGTTGTAGGAGAACGGTTCGTCCTTGCCAGCGTTGCGAGACGTTGCAATCAGTCCGTAGACCTGCGTGCCCAGGATCTTCATGCACGAGATGAAGCCGGGAGTGGTGAACGACGAGAACGACGTCTGCAAGATTGACGCCGGCCGGCACTGAAAGAGGTTGCGCGTGCTGGGATCGGGAATGAGGTTGGTCAGCAGCGCCATCGCGCCGGGCGGATTGTCCGTGCTGTCGAGCGAGTCACAGACACCGAGCGGCGCGAACTTGAGCGGTGTGGCGTGGCGAAGGCCCATTCACCACCCGATCGTTTTTGTGTTCCGAAGTCGAGAAAGATCGTTGCCAAACCGGCGACGGTCGAGGCTTACCGTCTTCGCGGCCGTCTCAGGATCGTCCTTCATCGACATATATTTGCGCAGTAAGTCGCCCGCACCACCCTGCCCAGGCTGGTCACCAAGAAATGCCTGCCAACGATCATCGTTGGCAATCTTCATCAACTCGCCGGCCACGCGCGTGTAGAGGTAGGTCTGATTGGGAAACCACGGCGTTGTGGACGTGTCGGTGATGTCAGTCGGCTTGGAGTTGTAGCGGATAGTCGCAGGATAGGCACCACTCGCCGGCGGCCACACATACAGTCCGGGTTCCTGTCCCACCACGGCCGTCACGTCCACGTAGGCGAAGTATGGATAGGACGCGAGACCAGCCTGCTGCACGAACGAGTCAAACTGCTCCTGCTCGACACCGATCAGCTTATAAGGCACGTCGCTAATCATATAGAACGAGCCGTTGCGATGCAGCCGCAGGAAGTCGGACGGCATCGTGTTCGGGCCTGAGCCCGGCGCGTAGCCGTTGCCAGACGCCGTCGTGCTCAGGTTGAACTCGTAGGTCTTGCGGATGACGTTGAAGTCGTAATTCTGCGCCAGTTCCAGCAGGACGGCGTTCAAAAATGAGAGCGCCTGACTGGTATAGCCAGGGGTTTTCGCCATCTGGCAGGCGAGCGTGACAATCTGCGCAGTGGTGAGAGCCACGTCATGCTCCGATCCGCGCCTGATGCTCTGAAAGCTGCTCTTTCACCTTGGCAATACGTCGCTTGCATTCCTCGACATTCCAAACAGCTTGCTTTTTCTCTTTCTGCTCGCTCTCTGAAAGTCTCGGCTCGCGACGGCCATTCTGCTGCGCCCGCGCGTTCAAGCGTGTCTCCAGATCGCCCATGCGTTTCACATGGTCGTCGGCGATCTTCTCCTGCTGTTCGAGTTCCAGCTTCAGATGCTCGATCATGCCGAAGGAGAACTGCCGCTCGGACGCGGTGCGCAGCTTGTCGAGCACCTTGTTCAGATCCTCGATCGCGTCGTCGCGACCGACGAAGCTCTGCAACACGAGCGCCTTCTTGCCGGGAAGCTCGACGGTGTACGAGATGCCGATGGACGGCACCTTTTCGATTTCGTCGGTCATGCGCGCAACAGATTGGGAGGATTGACGACAGCGCCAGAGTCGGTGACGTGCGAGTGGCGCTGTTTGCGGTAGAAATTCTCGCTCTTGCCGTCGATCCGCGACTGATGCCCCCATGTGCGCTGCATCGCCTCGCGAATCGCGATCGCTTGGCTGACCGGCACCGTATAGGTCTGTCCTTGCAGGAAGGCGCGATTGTCGATCAGCACCCGGTCGCAGTACGGAGCAAGGTCGATGGTGATCGTCTCCTGCGCTTCAACGAGCCCGGTTTTCTGTTTGTGCTTGGTCTTGAACTCGGCAAGCTTGAGCGCCTTGGCCGCCTTCTTCTGTTCGGCCAGGACTTCCTTCTCAGCTTGCGCTTCAAGTTCGGCAAGCTCAGTTTCTGTGAGCACCGAAGTGTCGACCACGCCGAGGTTCTTTGCCGGAGCTACGGATTCTTTTGCCATCGCCTGCGATGCTCCTACGCTGATGTCCAGTCTGCTGTCTTCGCCTCGGAGGAGACGACGATGGGGAAGCCGGTCGAACCATAAGCCACCCAGTCACCCGGCTGCAAGTTCAACCAGCCGCGGTTGGGCACGTAGAGCCGACCGTTGAAAGCGAACGCGCCGGGCACGATCGGGTGCTTTGGGTTGTCGTCGTCGAGGATGTTCGCCGCGATCAGCGCGACGTTCGCCATGTTGGGCTGCCGCGTCCACTGCATTGCGGAGAGCGTGGACGTCGCAGAAGTGCCGAAGGTGTTTAAGGCCATTACACTTTTTCCTCTTGACGACCCACTCTTTCCATGCTACCCGTCGATCCTCTCAAACAGGAGACAGACGATGCAAGGAAAGAAAGTAGACCTCTCTAGCGGAACGAAGCCCTGCCCAAAGTGCAACACGACTAAACCACTTTCGGAGTTTGGTGTAAACAAATACACCGCCAGTGGTTTCTCGTCCTACTGCAAGCCCTGCATGGCGGACCAAGCCCGAGTCCGCCGAGCAACCCCTGAAGGAAAAGCCGCTCACCGCGCGAGCACCGAACGCTGGATCGCGTCGCTCGAAAGCAAGCCCGCTACACCTGGCTTTAAGGTGTGCCCAAAATGCCAAATCAGCAAGCCTTTTGAGCAGTACCCAAAAAACAAAAGAACCAAGCATGGGATCAATGCTTACTGCTTGGTCTGCGCGGCCGAAATAGTGCGGGCGCACCGCGCCACCCCTGAAGGCGCGCAGGCGCACCGCGACGCTTCTAAGCGATGGCGAGACGCCAACACCAAACGGCATAAAGACAACAACGCCCGTTGGAAGTACGGCGTTGCCCACGGCGGATACGATACACTTTTGGCGAAGCAAGACGGCAAGTGCGCAATCTGCGACTCGTCGGACCCCGGAAGTCGATTGGAGCGGTTTCACATCGACCACGATCATGCTTCCGGTAAGGTCCGCGGTTTGCTTTGCGAGCTTTGCAACCGCGGACTTGGCTCCTTCAAAGACCGTGTAGCACTTCTTTCACGCGCTATTAGCTACCTCAATACCTCAGCCGAAGGTGGCTGAAAAGGCGCTAACACTCTCAATACGCATGAAGAATTGCTGGTTCTCGATCAAGGTTCCATAAAAAAGTTTCCACCCAACCACGCGAATCTGATTCAGGGGGTCACTCTTATCGGCTTCCTTGAGATACGTGAACTTCACGTCGTCCAACTTGACCTGCCCGTAGGCGCCGCGGCCAATGATGTAGGTCGGATAAACGGTGAGCCCGGTGGTCGGTGCTGCGGGCGGCTGCTGAGCCGTTCCGGCCGCCGTGATAACCGCCGTGGTCCCGGCGGGAATCTGCGTGGCGACACCCTGCATCGGACCAACAGTCGGCCCTGAAGTCGTGGTGCCAAGCGTCGAAGACGCCATGCTGGCCGACGTCGAGACATAGACGTTGTAGGTGTAGCCGGTGGTCGACGGCACAGTCACCGAGATTGATCCGTTCGGACCAGTCACTGAGATCGCGTTACTGATCTGGTAGATCTGGCTCTCGAACTGGTTCTGCGTGTCGCTCGCCGTCACCTGCACGTAGTAGGTGTTGGTCGCGAGCGCGCCGGCGGTGCCTGCCGTGCCCTGCACGGCAGCGATGCCGGTGAAGAACGGCACCATGTTGGACTCGCAGAAGCGAATGCCGTTGAACTCGCCTGCCTCGTAGTTGTAAATGCGATTGATGTCGCTGTAGGACCAGGCAGTCTGCACCGCGCTGTTCTGGCGCAAATCCGCCGCCACGAAGGGGTGGATGATCGAAGTGTAGTGTGGCATCCGGCGCGGGTTGTCGGAAGCCTTGGCGCCGCCCGCATCCGCTTCGAGCTTGATGTCGGTCATCTCGTCGCCCATGTAGCGAGGCGCGCCGAGATTGAACAGCATCGAATAGGCCCGCTGCACCTCGAACGGGTTGAGTACGTCGCCGGTCGTGAGCAGGGCGCGCGAACCGCGCGAGTTGACGTAGTTGATCTGCGTACCGGAATTGAGGGTGTTGAAGGTGTTGCGCTCCAGCGTCTCGGCCACCTGAAGGCCGACCAACTCTGTCGCCTTCTTGAACAGCGGGTGGTAGATGGTCATCTCGGCCACGTCGGTGATCGTGACCTTGTCGCCCCACTGTTGGGCGGTCGCCGAGACCTGCTGGATACTCATGGTCTCGCCGACCGGCGGGACACCCTCGGAGAGCGGAGCGAAGGGCAGCGGGATGCGCAGGTAGCGCGTCGCCGTGTAGGTGGTTCCTCGCCCCTTGGGCAGTTCGAGCGGGTCGCCGAACTGGTACGCGACCAGCTGTTTGCGGGTCAGCGGCAGCGTCTTTTCCGCGATGTAGGCAACGATGTCGCTGGAAAAGTTGGAGGCTTGGTTGGTAGCCATTCGCGTTCTCTCCTGAAAACGGTAAGGCTATCAGTACCTTACCTCAGATGAACTGGCCCGCCAGCCGTTTCTCCGGGCTGTCCGGGGTCTTTCCTCGCTGCGATGCAGCATCTCCTTTCCCACTTCCGGGTCTGGTTTGCTGCGCTGCGATACGTCTCTGGCCCTGCTGCGCCGGCTTTCGGTTGCCCGCCCCGGCCAGTGCCCGCTCCCCGAGGATGAACTTCAGAATCGTCTCGCGATCCGTGGGTCTGCCCGCCTGAAGGAGCTCGTTGAACTTGGCCTCTACCTCCGCTTTGTACTTGCCGTAGACCGGGTTTGCCGCCGCCTTGGCGTCGAACGCCACCTGATCCATCGTCAACTGCGTCTGCAAGGCGTTCTGCTGTAGCGTGCCCTGCATCGTCCGCTGCATCTGAGCGAGCCGGTATTCGGTACGCTCCTCCGGTGTCATCACCGCGAGCCGCGCCGCCTCCTGCTCCGCCGTCAGCTGCTGGTTGCCCTGCTGCGTGATCCGCCGAAGCTCTTGGAGCTCCCGCTTGGTCGCCGCCGCTTCTTCCCGCGCAGCCTTCGTCTCGTTCGCTAGCCGCTGAAAACGTGCTTCGCCCCGGCTCGGTTTACGGGCCGGTTCGCCGTCTACTTGCTCCTGTTGCCCATCGTCTTCTGCGTCGTCAGGGTGTTCGGCGGCATCGCCACCTTCGAGCTCGACGCCTTCGGTATCGTCCGGCCCGGTGGTGTCTTCACCGGCTTGGCCTGTCCCGACTTCGGCATCTTGCTCGACATCGTCCTGCTCTCCAGCCACGTTCTCTCTCCTTGATGACTTACGGCCATCGGTCGTGTGGCGCCTAACGGGTCGCCAGTCGGATCAGCCACTTACGGCGGCCAGTCGATGTTTCAGTTTAACTTGGGTGGGGAAATAGTCAACCTAGCGAATCGGACTGCCAAAATCGTGCAGCCCGAGAATGCCGACCAGGATGAACAGGATCAGCCAACTCCCGAAAGGCCCCCATGCGTAGGGTGACGGTCGCCAGGGATTGAGACCAAAGATACCAAAGACGCCCACCAGCACGTAGATCAACCAGAACCAAATGTTAGCGCCCATGGGAGTCTCCTATTTTTTGTCGGCTGCTGCTGCTGCTGCTTCTTCCCGTGCCAACAGCCGACCAGCCTCTTGCCCAAGCGCATGTTGTGCCTCGGCCGTCGTCTTGACCAGCGCGTCCTTGATCGAATTAGTGTTGACTTCCAGCTTCTTGATCCACTCTTTGAAGTAGTACAGAACAACTGGAGTAACGCAGTTGGCGACAGCAATGATCGCCAAAAAGAAAGTATTGTATTTTTCAATACCGGACATGGTCACGCCTTCGCAGGCTCCAACGCCGACAGCTGAGCTGCCACAGGGAGCGCGGCCACCGTGGGCTGCACTTTATCACTCGGAATGGACGCCGCAACCGCAGGGGTCGTCACAATGCCGCGCACGCTCGGATCCGACGCCGCTTCGGTCAAAATACCCTTGCGAGTTCGCTGAAAGACCGCCCAGGCCCCAGTCGCCAACGGAGCCAGCATGGCGAGCAACTTGGTCACATCAGCGATGACCACGTTAAGCTGATCGTAGATCGCATATAAGTCGACGCCGTGCGAAGCCGCGAACGAAATACCCGCCCAAGCTCCCGCGACTGCTGAGCCAGCGTGCAACAGCCCGGTTTTAATCATCGGCGTCATGGTTTTGGTCCTTTGCATATTGGATCCGGCCAGTTCTCGCACTGGCACTTGTAGGTGACTTCGTTGGCCGCGATCCGCCGCTTCACCGGATCGGCTGCCGTGATCTTGCCTTCGCCCTGCGCCTGGATCACGCGCTGGTAGACCTGACAAAAACTATCGTCGGCAGGGTCAGCTATTTTTACTTGGAGAGGTGGGAACAGGCTCCCGCACCCCGTCAGGCTCAAGGCGATGCAGCAAATCGTCCACCTGGTCAGGCGATAGTGCATTGATCTCCCCCATGATCCGCTTCGCCGCAGCAGTCTTGGCGAGGATTGCGGCAGCATGACGCGCAATCTCCTCATCACGGCCAACCTCCATAGCCTGCTGCGTTTTCTGATTGTCGAGAAACCAGAGAACGAGCTTCAAACCAGCAAGTGCGAGCGCGGCCCAATCTAACATCAGGCCGTACTGACCTTCGGGTCATCCTTCATAGTGACGTTCGCCACGGGCGCCGTTGCCACCACTTTCTTAACCTCGGGCATAGCCGTCACTACCGCGATGGCGTTCGACTGCGTGTGAACAAACAAGCCCCAAATTGCCGCTGCGACCGCGGTGGCGATGCCGATGAAAGTCTCGCTGTTCAAGATAGCGAGCACTTGGTCGGCAGTGATCCACCCACTGTGCGCTGCCCAGCCAGCGATCGCACCGCCAAACATGGCGATGAAGCTACGCAGGATGCTCTTGACCTGTTCCTGGTTCATCCACTTCTCCTTTCGTCAGATACGCGATCATTGCCTGAATTGTCTTGTTTCCGATGATGCCGTCGACCTTTAACGGTGGACTGGCGCCCAAGTAATTCAATTTAGTTTGCAGCCACATCGCATCGTGCAGCACAGGCGGTGTGATTGTTCCTGCGACGTCGTCTGATGCAGCAGCGTTGGCCTCGAATGCCTCACGCCACGCTGCCGCAGCGACGTGTTTGCCAGGCCCGCCGTCCCAGTCGTTGTACACGTTACCGCCTAGATCAATCCGCGGCGTGCGCCAGCCGTTCGGATCAGTCCGCAAACCCTGATCGGTGAAACCCTTGATGGTGTCGCTGCCAGCCATAACCGCTTCGATCGCATCGTTCATTCGTTGCACGAGCACAGGACTATGGCGAAGCTGAGCGATGAACGTAGGAAGTTGGCCGCGATTGATCGGGCCATAGAAGCCGCTGTGCAGCATTTGTGTTAACGTCTTTTGCTGTCCGTGCGAACGGACATATAGGGTGCGGTTAAGCAGACTTTCAAAAGTCTGCTGCGCATCGCCTTCCGATAGCAGCATGGCAGCGACGCTGATCCATACATCGGGATCGTTCAACTCGGGACGAAAGACTTCGCGCTGCTGCGCAATCCACTTAGCTCCCACTTACTTTTTCTCCGCCGGTTCTTTCAAAGCCTTTAGCTCGGCCTGAAGCTTCTCGACCTGCTGCTGCAACGTGATCGCCTGCATAGTGCATTGCAGTTTTGCATTAAGCTGCTGCATCACTTCAGACTGCATTGCCTGCATCTCGGGCGACGGAGGAGGTGCTTGCTGCGCAAGTGCAGGAGAAGTCAGCAGCAGAAAAACTAAAGCGAGAAACTTCATCGTGCGATTCTCCGTTTGAGTTGTTCAACATCGGTACGCAAATTATCGTTGTCGGCCTTGAGTTGCCGGATAGCCCCCGCATAAAGTGTGAACACACCATTATAGTCCACCGCGCGAATTTGACCGTCATTATCGTAGGCCACGAGACGAGGATCAATCATCGCGACTTTTTCGGCGGAAAACCATACATGCTCGCGCTGCCAAACTTCGCTCGTAAAGATTCCTTCTGGTTTATAGCGCCCTGTTGATGGCTGCAATTTGAGAACCGCCGCCAGTGCATCCCTGTCGGCAATATCTTTCAAAGACGTCTTGAAACGCTCCGATGACACTAGACAAGCGATGCTGTCAGCAATCAGTTCGCCGCCGCTAGACTGACAGATGTAAGCAGTCTGCGTTGAGCCCGACGATGTTAGCCCGTTCATGAAAACACGCTTGTTGACCGACATACCGCCCGGATTTCGTATTGCTCCCGTCGAAGTTGATGTGGCATCTGTAGTCGCGCCTATTTGCAGTGCGCCAGCGCCGGGATCAGTCGCAGTTCCGATACCAACCCCACCCGCTTGCGAAATTTGGAGCACCAGTGTATTTCCATTCGCGTCGCTGTTGAGGATGCGATAAGCGTCGGCGGTGTCACCCTGATTCTGCACGTACCATTTGTTGACGGCGTTTGCTGAATAGACCAAGTTCGTGTTTTTGGAAGCCGGACTGTTGAAATAAAGCGCGCTGTTGCCGCCATTGTCATTCAGCGAGAAAGTCGCTATCGGGACATAGCCGCCTGCGTTCTGCTGCAACGAAACTGCCAGATCGACCCTTGGGGTTGCACTTCCCTGAACGGGTTTTAGCTCGATAATACCATCGACGGTCTGCGACGCAGCCGTGGCATTGATCTTCCATCCCTGACCGATGAAATGAAGCCGCGGTGAATATTGTTGCGCGCCGGCAGCGGCTACAGTCGTGTTCTGCAATACCAGCCTGTCGGTCGAAGTCGTCCCGATCCCGGCCGCATTGATCGTGGTCAGGCCGGTCGCGCCTGCCATGGTGATGAAAGACGAATTGATGATATTGCCGCTGAACATGATGTTCGTGAAATCAGCGAAGTGATTGAGCGGCGTGGATGCGGTATCGGCCGCGAAGAAGCTGCTGGTCGCCGCAGTCGGGAATTGTCCATAGATTGCCTTGGACAGGAGAACGATGTTCTTCCATTCGCCACCAACGGTGGAACTTGATACCACCACCGCACCATCGAGCGAGCCGCTACTAACCGTTCCGGTGTTAACATTGACGACGGAAACCCCGATGCGCCGCGTCGCGGTGATCCCAGATTTAGCCCCGACGTTAAGCTCGATACCGTAGGGGCCGACACCTGAATATCCGGTATCCGCCACAGCGGAGCCAACCAGCCCGAACAGCCCACCGCCGCCTTGCGTATGGGTCGAATAGACAACACCCTGCGTTCCGACGAGATCGCCGCTCCATCCGTTTCCTGCCGAGCGCGCGCGGCCAGTGATTCCGTAGATCGCTTGACCAACCGCAGAGCCAGAAACCGCAAGACTAACTTGCAATGCGCCGATATTCGTATTGAACATCCCGAACGTGTCATTCCCGGCCGTCGCGACCGTGCCGCCATACGAGGTCACGTTGATTGAATCGAGAACGATTGGCCCCGTCTGCGCGCCACTCGCGGGACCGCTTTGAGTCACCAGCAAGCCCTGATTGTTGGTGGCTGCGGCCGGAGTCAGCGTCAGGACAGTAGTCGTCGAGAAGTTCGCAACCTGCGTCGAGTTGCGCCCGATGATAATATCGAACGCGCCCTCAGTATTGAGCACCAGTGGCGCGCCAACCCCAACAGCAAAAGCACGACCGGTATAGATCGGAGAAGTCGTGTAACCGGAACCAGCAATACCAACGACGCCGAAGTTGCCGGCGTCGTTGGTTGCCTGCCACGTGGCCTGCGCCGAAGTCCCGACAGACGTATTTGTGATAAGCGGGGCGGTATTGGCGTTCTGGTTGACCGTGATCGTCAGGCCGCGCATGCCGCCAGTAAACGCATGTTGCCCGGTCCAGGTCGGGACAATAGCCTGTGATAATGCCGGTGCGCCGTCTGATCGCATCGCAGTCGTAGCCGAACCGTTGACCGCTGTTAGGCCCACACTCGCTGTCGGATTAGCAAAACTCGACGTTGTGAGACACGTCGAGCAACTAATGTCGCCAGTCGTGGCATTGACAGCGATAGGCAACGTGCCGGATACCGCGAATGTGCCGGAAGCATTTGGCAATGTAAGTGTCGGCGTTCCGGCAATCGCCTGTGGCGTGATCGTCGCCATTCCACTCGTGTTTCCGTACAGCCCGAGTTGGCCTTTGCGAGTCAATGAGAATCCGAGCGTGAGCAATCCAGGTGTGCTGCCATCAAAGCGTGCAGCCTCGGCCAAACTAACCGACACGATCGTCGGCATTGCATCTTCGTTGCCGATGACGACGCCTTGCGCACTGGCGCCAACTACGAGCACACGTCCTGTATAGAGCGTGGTTGTGTTGCCGGTGCCACCGATGCCAATGACACCGACGCCTGTTCCATTCGATGCTCGCCACACCGCTTGTGCATTAGCTCCCGCACTCGTGTTTGTGACTGTCGGGCTGGTCGTGGCGTTTTGGTTGTTGGTAACTGCGATTCCGTTCCCACTGGTGAAAGTATGCAATCCAGTCCAGGTCGGTATGATCGCTTGTGAAAGTGCTGGTGCGGCATCCGAACGTATCGCAGTCGTTGCCGTTCCATTAACGGCAGTAAGACCTACGCTTGCCGTTGGATTTGCGAACGCGCTCGCCCCGACGAGACAAGTTGGACACGAAACCGTCGTCTTCAGCACACCGTCAAACGCTGCAACCAACGGCGCCGTCGCCTCGAAGCTCACCGCCGACAAACAAGACTGGTAAGTTGGTGCAACCCCAACACCGTTACTGACGAGACAACCACCTGCCGCTCCCGGCGTCGCTGCGCCCGCGACAAATCCCCAGGACGGGTTTACACCCGCGCCACCAGAAAGAAGCGCGAAGCCTGCTGGCCCCGGCTGAAGCGCCTGCCAATTGGTCGTCACCGAATCTTTGAAAAGAATCGACCCGATCGTCGGCGGACGCACGATGTCGTAGCCGATAGTGTCGAGGAATTGAGTCGCGGTGACTGGCACGGGCGCCGCGTTGACTCCCGTCACGTTGCCCAGCACGCGATTGGTCGCGATGCGCGGCAGCACGAAGCCGTAGGTCGTATAAACGTCGAAACCGTTGCTCCAGGTCGGCGCCGCGGTTGGTCCGTTGCTTTGGAGGATCTGCCCCGCCGTTCCACCAGGCACGCGCTGCCAAGCGGTCGGGCCGCGATAGATCATGTCGCCAGGGTTGCCAGCAAAAAAGACGTTCTGCGCCTGGGCAGGTGACGCCAATAGGAGAAAGAGCGCGAGGAGGCGCTTCACGAGGTTGTCACTCGCAGCTGCCCACTCGTGTTGCAGGTCTGCGCCACAAGCAGCCCCGCTGCATAAGTCGGCGTGCTGTCGACCACGCGGCAACCTGGTGTATTGCTCGGTGACCACGGGCCTGTCGTCACCGCGAAGGCTGCACCGGCAGCGAAGGCGACGATGCCAATCCACGTTGCCCAAAGCGCGAGCTTGTAAGTCATGGTGTCAACCTCCCCATGTGCTCGCGAAGGTAACCTGAATTTGGGTTCCGGCGCAATGCCTTGAGAACTTCGGCTCGCGTAGTCTCTGAAGACACGTCACCAAATTTATAATGACGATGCAGCGCGTAGACTGCCGGCAGATCACGAAACGCCATCTTAAAAGGGAACAGGGCCGCTGCTTTTCCAAAATGCTGCAATGCTTGCTTCGCGTCGCTCTGCTGCTT